CTAAAGATTTATAAAAATCCTGTAATTCTTTTTTATCTTTTTCTGAAAGATCTAGATCACCTTCACCCATTTCTATATCAGATGCTTTAATATCTGCTAATTGACCACCACTATATCTTACAGGTTTAGCTAATTCATCAATGCCTAATTCACCCATTCTTGGAAATCTTTCACTTACACTCTCACCAATTTTAATTAATCCTGGTGCTTGTCTTTCAGGACTCATAAAACCAAAACCAGTTCCTGATTGAAATTTCATTGGAGATTGAAAGTTCGGATCTAAAAATCTAGGACCTAAGAAAGCTTGTTTTAAAAAATCTAAACCAGTTTTTTCACCTGCATATCCACCTGGTTCATCAACCAAACCTCTTTTAGGTTTATCTAATCCAGATGTAATCCCCGTTCCACGGCTCTCTACCTTACCACCTCTAAACATTGGTCGTCTTAATATTCTGCTCATTATCCAAACAATCCTAATTTAGAACCAATACTAGCAATACCTGTACCTACACCTAGTGCAGTTGATAATGGACTAGCTGGAGCCGCTGGTGGTGCATAACCAACAGTTTGAGTTGGAAACGCGCCTGGTTGAATTTGTGCAAGTTGTTGTCCTATTAAACCTACTTGTGTAAATGGTTGGAACTGTCTTTCTCTTTCAGCCGCTGCCGCCGCATCAAGTATTGCTTGTTGCTGTGCTTGACCTGCTTGACCTAGTTGAGTTTGGTATTGTCCTAAACCTTGTCTTGCAGCTAAATCTTGTGCCGCTGCTGCTTGTGCTTGTTGAAATCCTTGTGCTAAAAGTTGTGCTTGTAATTGTGCTCTGTTCGCTGCACCTCTTGAAGCTGTCTCAGCTGCTAATACACCTTCTCTACCACCTCCGTAAGCACCTGCTTGAATAGCTCTATCTCTTTGAGCTGTTCGTGCAATTGCTTGTTGTCTATCAAATTCTGCAAGTGTAGTATCAATCACCTCTTGTTGATAAGGTGACATAAATTGTTCGTAAGCTTGTGGACCTGTTAGCGCTCCTAAACCTGCTGCTGCAGTTCTAGCATCTTGTTGTAATTGTGATTCTGCTGCAATCGTTGGTGCAAATTTAGATGTATCTATTCCTGTAAAACCACCAGCAGGTATTGTACCTGGTTGTAGTTTTTTAAGAGTTTCTAAAAAGGATGTAAGTGCACCTTCTATTATCGGTGCTGGTTTTGTTATTGTAGTTGTTTCTGACATTATGCTCTTGCCTCTAATCTGTTCATTGTTTCATACATTCTCTTTGCACCTTTATTAATATCTCCACCACCTGCACCTCTAACTGCATCTGCAGTCATTACGAATTCATTTTTAGAAAGTCTTGCAGGTACATCGTCTGCTCTTTCTTTTTTACCAATTGGTACGAATCCTCCACCTCTTAAATCCATCTCTTTACCACCAAGACTCATTAGGCCCCCATCTTTTTTACCTTCACCTAAAATATCTTCTTTCATACCTTCAAATTCTGCTTTTGATATTTCGCCTCTTTCATACAATTGTGGGATGTATAATTTATAGAATTCCATTTTTCTATCATCTGGCATTACACCTTCTACATCATTAAACATTGCATTTAAAATACCCATCTCTTCTGACTGACCAGGCATTATTGTTACTTTTAATTTATCTACTAAAAACTCTTTTGGTTTTTCTTCAACAGCTTCTACCGCTGCAGGTATACCACCAAATTCTAATCCTACTCTACCACCGTCCGCGTACCCCGCTGCTGAGATAGTTTCTTCAATTTCCTCATCACTAAAGTATCCAGCGCCTTCCATAAATTGTCTGATAGCTGCAGCTCTAGCTCCACTATCTGCTAATAATTCTGCTTGTGCTAATGCTTCATCTATAGCTGCTTGTTTTTCTAATCGTCTAGCATCTGCTACTGCTAAATCTGTAGTTGCTTGTGTAAAAGGAATAGCTGCTGCTTTTGCTGTTGCCATATCAAATCCTGCTTTAGTTCCACCTTTACCTAATATATCTACGGCACTTCCTTCAAAAGCTCGATTACCTGGACCTCCTCCTCCTAAAAAATCTGCGCCTTTAGCTAAATACTCTAACCCTTGATTAGTAAAACCTTCTCCACCAGCTAATTCAGATCTCATTCTAAAATAATCTCCAGGAGAAGCTAAATTTGTTTTACTTACTTGAGGCGCACTTAAGGCACCTGTTCCTGCTGCTAACAATGCAGACAGTCCAGAAAAATCCCCTTCACTACCTTCTTGTGATAATTGAGATAATAAATTAGCACCTCCCGATAATGCTGCTCGTCCAGCCATTGTTCCAAATATACCTGAGGTAGGTGCTAAAAACGGAACAGCTGCAGCTAGAAATGGTAATGCTGGTTTAATTTCATTTGGTATTACTTTGTCTAATACCTTTGAAATAGGTCTTGTTATCTTTTTTAAAAATCCCATAGTTTCTCTTTATTATATATGTTGATAGCAAGTTCGCAAAGCTTGTAAAAAGGCGAGTGTATCACAATTTACAAGGTTTTTATACATTCGTCAACGATCCTATAAATTAGTTTTGCCGCCTATTGGCAGGCTTTGTACCTTAATATGCACGCTTCTTGAGATGTCATCCTGAGTCGTATCTGTAACCTCACTATCTACGTCTTCTTGAGCCTCTGCATCTGATAGATATTCTCTATTAGTTCTAAGGTTTTTGATAGTCACCTCTACTCTAGGCTTATAAACTTTGACTGTTTTACCGTCTATAACCTGATCTTCAAATGACTCTTCTTGTTCCACAAATGGCATTATCTGTCCTCCCTGTTTATTTCTAATATCGATGCTACAACGTGTAGACGATTAGCATCTGCTGCGGTAGCTGTTAATACTTCACTTTCCTGTAATATCAATGGTTCACTTAACAACTGTTCTGTTGCGTGGCCAGCTATAGTTTTTACATCAAACAATACAAATACATTACTAGATGCATCTGTTAGTGTGAGTGTGATTGTACTTCCATTATTACTATCATCACAAACTAAAACAGATTTTACAATCGCTCTAGAGTTAGATGGTACACTATATAAAGTTGTAGCATCTGTAGTTGTTAAATCTAATTTTGCATTCTTATATATATTTGCCATTAACCTAAACCTAACCAAGTAAATCGTTCTTGGTCCTCTTTTTGTTGTGTTAAATATGTAGAGTTTAATTGCTCTATCAATACAGCAATTGCTCTGTTAATCTGTCTTTGATTATCTTCTGTGTATTCTTTTTTAGGTTCTGGTAATCTTACTACTATCTTTGCCATTATCCTCTCCTTCCATCAGGTTGTAAATCTACTTGAAATGTACCAAATCTCCAAGACTCACCAGATCCAGTATTTTCTATTTTAATATTTGCATATCGTCCTCTTGCTCTTGTATCAATCTTTTTAGTTGATGAGTTAATTGTAAAAGGACTCAATGTACTTGCAGTATCATCATCTGCAGGAAAATCTTTTACTGATATAGTAATTTGATTATTACCAACTAGTGTTTTGAAATTTGGTAAAAATCTTCTCATAGCTAGAAATACCTCACTTTGATCTTTTTGCAAAGAAAAACTAAAAGACTCAACAAAAGAAGTTAAAGCTGTTGTACTACCATCAGGATTAATTTGATCCGTTCCTACTTCGTGTTCAAACAATACACTTCTACCTAATCCAGTCTCACCTACAATGGCAGGGAAAGATCCTGTAGCAGAACTATCATATGCAGTTGCATATGGTTTTGGATATACTAATGAATCAATCCAAGTTGTTCTAATTGAGTTTGTATTTGTACCTGTGTACCAATTACCCATTGGTAATCTTGCATTATCTTGACCATAATTATAAACCACATATCTATTGTTAAATGTAGATCCAGATGTTGGATACCACCAAACAACTTCTGTAAATAGATTATTAATACCGGCTGTTACTTGTTGACCTTTTGTAGTATCAATATCATCGTAAACATAATCTTCAACAGAACAAGGTAATGTATTTACTGTACCATCAAAAGAGAAGAAACCATTGTTACCCATCCAATATGCAACACCATCAATTTCAATAGCTGCATTCTTACCAATTAATCCACAGTTTGTACCTACCTGTTCAAATCCAAATGTAAAAGGTGCACCTACAAATTTCATTGCATACAATGCATTATCAGTCCACACTAGAATATTTTCTTTTGCAACTAACGCACCCATAATTTTTGTACCATCTTGTAATCTTTGTGTACCAGCGGTGTTAGTTGCTTCAGGTGTGTAATCATTAATGTCTTCATCAACAGAGAATCTAATAAACATATCATCTTGTGTAGATGGTGTGCCTATTGTTGTCTCTGTACCAAAATGAATTAAGTGACGTGTTGTTGGTGAAATTAATGTAACTCTTGTTGCTGTAGGATTAGCAGATGTAGAAAATCCAGCTGTAGATGTTGAAGCTCTAGTTGTTAACCTTGCTGCAATATCCGCGTTCCACGTAAAAGTTTTACCGTTTGCAATAGTTGCAACCAATACATCACCAAAATTACTTAACGACCAAAGACCTGGTTCTAGTGTAATTGTTCCTGCATCAACTGCATCACCCCAACCATTCCAATCTGTTGCATTAGTAACAGTTGTACCTGTTGCCGTTGTTGTTGGAGCAGTGGTTCCTAATTGACCTCTAGTACATCCTGTTAAATCATTTGAAGATTTACCTGAGTATGTAACTAATTCTGAAGTAGCTGCATAATCACCAGAAGAAAAATCACCAATTAAAACTGTACCTGATGTTGGAAAAGAACTTGCATCCGTTAAAGTAATTGTTGTATCTGCAGCAGCAATCCCTCCATTCAAGGTTGTTGTTGCCGATCCTGTAACTGTGCCACCATAATTACCAGTACCAAATCCATATCCATAGGATTGTGCAGCTGGACCCACAGGTTCATATGGTTTTAAAGTTATACTACCACCTGTTGCAACAGTTGCCGATGCATTAGAACTTTGTGTAATTGTAAAAGTTGTAGGACTTGGAACAGATATAACTTGAAAGTTTTTATCTTCAAAGTCTGCTGCTGTATAACCTGTACCACCTGGTAAAGTTACACTATCAAATAAAACAATATCACCTACTCCAATATTGTGAGCGGATGAAGTTGTAATTGTACAAGTTGGTGAACCACTTGTTGTTGCAATAGTTGCACCTGTAATGTCTGCTTTCAAAGGTGTAATATCAAAAAACTGTCCTTCAAAATATATAATTAAAAATTTGTCTGTACCGATAGCAACATATCTATTACCATCTTTATCTACGAATGCGTGTTGTTTTCTTGCTACACCTACAATTGTATCTGTAAGTAATGATTGCCAGCCACCTACTTTTTCTGGTAAACCATATCTAAATCTGACATTGTCAGAATCTACCCAACGACCTTCAGCTCCAACAGCTGTGTCTTGTTTGTCAATTCCAGGAGCAAACTTAATTTGAGTAAGCATCTTTTACTCCTATGATGTTTGGTTGTATACGTATTGCCAACCTTTATCAGCGTTAGTAAATCTTAGCTTAATTGATTGATTATTGTTATTTAAAGTTAAATTACTTTCAGCTCCTCTAATTTTAGAGCCATTTCTATTTACAGTTACATTGTTAGATGCAAATCCACCAGTTGCAGATACATCCATAATACTAACTGTATCTCCTTTGCTTGGTGATGCAGGTAATGTAATTGTTACAGTTGTGCTTGCAGTATCAATTAATAAATTATCACCAGCAACAGCTGTGTAAGCTGTGATTGATGTAGAGGTAATTTCAAAATTACCTTCTTGTAAAACATCTAATCTTGCATCTGTACCATCAGAATGCACAACCATTGTTGATCCTACAGGAACAGCGATTGGATTTGATGAACCAGCTGTCTTAATATTTAATGTATATTTATTTGCTGTAGTTCTATCTGTTGCATCTTGAATAACATAAACTCTAGTAGCCGTACCACCTGTTGTTGATGCAGGTATAATTAAACTGATATTGGCAGTCATTGTGCCAGTTAATTTTAAATAAATATTTTTACCATTCGCGCTCGCCGATCCATCTGATAAATCTAAAGTTACATCAGATCCTGATGTCATAGGGACATTGACTACACCTGATGATGCAGCTTGTAATATTTGTAAGTTAGTATTAGTTACTGTTCCCCATAGACCAGCCTTTTCACCGGTTGCTACGAGTTCTAATGATAAATCTGTTGAATAAGTCGATGCCATATTAATAAGGGTCTATTGGTGTCCAGACCATTGTTGCTCCTGGTATAATTTCATTCCACGTTATAATACCTGGTTCTCCTGTAGCCAGTGTTAATGGTGAACCATCTGGTTGTACAAGCGCGGTTCCTGTTACTGTAACAGTTCCTGTCTGAATAGTCAATGAGTTTCCAGTGACATCTATATTAGCATCTCCAGAAACAACCGCGGTTCCCGTTGCTAAAGTTAAAGGTGTTTTAGGAGCTGTTAAATTAGCTGTACCTGTAATTGATAATGTACCTGTACCAAGTGTTAATGGACTACCTACTGCATCTTCTACGACTGCATCAGCTGCAATATTAACTGGCCCTATACTTACTGTAAGAGCATTTCCTGTAACTGCAAAAGTTACATTATTATCGGGACCCGATGTAGCAAACGGTAGTGCAGATATTGCGTCAAATCCTAAACTCATAAATTTTCCTTAAAAGGAGACAGCGGGTGGTATGTGGTGGTGTCCACTGCCTCCATCTAAGGATTATATCATCGTTTAAACCAAGAAGGAAGACCTAAATGTGGACGCTTGTCAAACATATTATCCTTCGCTCCAGGTGTTTTACGATTGTTATAATGCAGAAAAACTTGTACGCATTCTTTGCCTTTGAATTTTTCTCTCCA